CGCATGGTGGAGGGTCCTCCTTGTCCCACTCCATCCACCAGTCACGCTTGATGAGTGCCCCCTCCTCGGAGGTGGGGTTCTGCATGTACTGGGCGTTCCACTTCCCTACCGGGATTTCTTCCTTGATTGCCTCAAGTTCAGCAATAGGCCAGAACTCCGGCCACAGTGGTGCCCCTGATGGCATGATCGCGGGGAACTCAATGACCTCCCACTCATCAACGCCATTGCGCTCGGATGACCTCTTGATGATCTGCCCTGTGAGATCACGCTTTGCCCAGCGCGTCATAACGATGATGATGGCACCACCGGGCTGCAGGCGCTGACGAGGACCTGAGGTGTACCACTCATACACCTTGTCATAGATTTCCGGGTTGAAGGCAGCCATGGTTGCCTCCTGTTCCGAGTGAGGGTCGTCGATGACAAGCACGTCAGCGCCCTTACCTGTGACGGCACCGCCGACACCGATAGCGAAGTAATCGCCACCCTCTGAGGTGGACCATCGGCCAGATGCCTTCGAGTCAGCTGCCAGCTTCGTCTTGGGAAAGATTTGCTGGTAGTCTGTGCCATCGATGAGGTTCTTGACCTTACGGCCAAAGCCCACTGCCAGCTCTGCGGTGTGGGCTGTCTGGATGATCTTCTTGCCCGGGAAGCGACCCATGAACCACGCAGGGAACAGGTAGGACGCAAACTCCGACTTGGTGTGTCGGGGTGGCATGTTGATGATGAGGCGCTTGAGGGTGCCATTCGCGATGCGCTCAAAGGCATCCGCCATGATCTTGTGGTGCCTGCCAGCGATAAAGGCTGGCCACATCTGGTTCACGAACGGCAAAAAGTTCAATTGAGCTTCTTCGACGTTCTTGCGTTTCTCGAGTTCTTCGAGGTCTCGGAGGAGCGCCTCTTGCTCACTGAGTGGGAGCTGCGAGATTTTCGCGATGATGCTGTCGTACTTACCCATGTTGCCTCGAGGTGGTGGGCAGAGCCTCGCCGGAGTTGAGGAGGGAGAAACCCCACTGCAAGACTCTGCCCTAGTTCCAACGCAGGGAGGAAGTCGACCAGACAAACAATGCGTCGGAACTAACCGTTGCGACCCACTCCCCAAGGTCACGAACCAGTCAGAAACTGGTACACATGTACACTGTTAGTACACAGTAGTACATAGAGTCTCTTAGTGTAGTGTATATAATATATATAACTACAGTTAGTATGAGACTCTTAGTCGTTTAGTATACGACTTCATGTGTACACAGGTACATTAGAAGGATACCCCATGAGGGGTATCCGTACAGTATAGACACTAGGGCCTTATCGGCCCCCAAACATCCGCATCATTTGCGCCAGACGTGGATTGACTGACTGAGCCGCCTGAGCCCGTGGGTTGTTTTGCACCATCGGACGCGGAGGGTTGATCATGGTGCTCGGAACGCCCGGACGCGCTGGCTGAGACACGAGAGCGCCGGGAGGGGGACCCATACCAGCGCCCTTGCCTCCAGCACCACCCGGAGGCATCATGCCGCCAGTCTGTTGAGCTGGCTGGGGCACACCGCCCTGCAGTCGCCGCATCATCTGCATCATGCGTGGGTCCATTTGGCCGGTCTGTTGTCTTTGCATCGCCAAGGAGCCAAGACCCATTTGCGTGGGCTGAGGAGTTGCAGAGGCACCACTGCGGTAATTCTGAAACGCGCTCACAAGAGCTGGGTCATAAGACTTGCCCTCAAACTGCACAGGATTCCGAGCCTCTTGCGTGGTGGGGCCCATCATGCCCGATCTTGCAAACTGATCGATGGTCATCTGGCCGGGAGCCACGGAGTTGGGATTGAACGGTTGAGGCGCACCAAGCCCGCCACCCTTCCCACTGCTAGGTGCCGCACTTTGTCGCGACGGCGTTCTTGCCGCCATCTGCCCTATCTGAGGCATCATCTGATCCATGCCTCTCATCTGCCCTGCTCCAGCTCCCATTCCCATCTTCGATCTCCAAAAAACCACGATGGCACCACCCTACACCAAGAAATGCCCTCTGTCACATGGGCTGGGTTGGAAATTATCAGGGAGCAAATGAGCACGGTCCTACCCGTGGTCTTTTGTGAGCTGATAAATTCCAAGCACTAACGGACACCCGGACAGGCACGGACAAACACCGGACAAAAACTTCCCTATAGGGGATGTTTTGCGTGTCCCAATTTTTGTCCAAAAACCCTACACACCCTACACAACCTACATCGGAGTCCAGAACCGGACGGACGAGACACACCCCGTAGGGGGATGTCTTGTCTGTCCGGTTGTTACCACACCTCAGAACTATCGCTGGCTTCACCATCATGTGATGGGGAAGCATAGTCCAAAAGCGACATTTATGCCCTGATTCACGGGTCTAACCCCCGTGTTTTCGGAGACTCATGTCGTTTTTAGGACATTTTGTACAAAAATATAGGGGGGTGGGGGTGGAAAAACATAACGATATCAACAACATGGGGTACCCTTTATGGTTAAGTGCTTGTTATTGTGGGAAAATGTGGGGGAGGGGGTGTTGTGAAGGTGATGTGGTCTGTGGTTGAGGTGAACAGCATGTATGTGCGTGGGGACGGCGGCCATCGCGACAGGGGGGTTGGGGGTGGGTGGGGGTCGCCATACCGTCCATCCCCCGACGACCGGACCCCGACACACCGCCACACTGCGTGGGACAGGCCTTACAGCGCCATCTAGCCCTTGGCCTAGGTCACCCTAGCCGGGAACAGACATGACGCTCTAGAGGCTGCTGTACGCAGCGCAGCACGATGAGGGGGGTAGGGGGGTATTTTCCGGGGGGGGGTACTGTTTCCCCGGGTGCAGTCAGCCTGAGCCGCTGCACCCAGTGTGATCAGCCTGCGATGCCCAGCCTCGCCAGCCTGTCAGCGATGGACCGTTCGATGTCAGCCGTGCTGCGATCCGTCTTGTCCTCGATCTCGATCTGTTCGGTGAACAGCCCAGCGGTCTTGCCCAGCAGTTCATTGGCCCTGACCCGAACGCTTTCGGTGGTCGCCTTGTCGGCCAACGTTTCAAGCCTTTGGAGCACACGTTCTGCTCGGCTGACCGCCATCATGCGCCGTTGATGCTCTTTTTCACTGTTCAGCACTGCAAGCCTTGTGGCGACATTGTGGTTTGCCAGAAGCCTGCATGCTTCCGACCATACCGTCTCTGGCCGCATGTTCTCTGTGTCATAGGCGAGGCGATAGGCATCTGATGCATTGCTGCCGTTGACCACGGCGACAGCAAACGCCTCCTGTTTCTCTGTCAGGCCAGTGAGTCTATTTGTTGAACTCTTGGCAGTGCCTCCTTTGCCTCCATTGGTTGGCTTTGCCTTGGGTGTCTTCACGGTATCTGTTCCTGCTACGACCGCAAGGTGTCGCTGCGCTCGGGACGGGCGCGAACCCTTGGCGGGCTTGGGGGTCTCATCGATGTCGTCGGTCATGCTGTGATCCTCATCTGGTGCAGGCCTTCTGTGCCTGTGATCTGTCCCTGAACGATACCATCACACAGGACCAATTGCACCTGCCTGTCGCTGCGCTCGGGGATGCCAGAAACCGGACACAAAAGGGCGGGCTTTAACCCCGGCATCACATGGCACCCAACCCATTGATATAACTGCACAATCCCAAAACGAATCACCCCACGAATCACCCCAGAAATCACCCCCTTTCGAGCAGCTGGGAAGAGGCATCCGACCATACCAACACCACACCTGAGCAATACCAAGGCAATACCAATCTGTGCTTTAATTGTCACACACAGGCACCTATCGGCACTTATTTCACCTTATCGGCACTAAAGGCCTTCTGGCCCCTATTGACACACAGTCTGACAAAAGGGCTTACATAGGGGGTGCCCAGTGACCTAGTGAACGAGTGAGACGGGACGCAGCCCGTGCCGATCCGGCCCCCGCTGCCCAGCCCACCCCGCCGCCCTGACCCAGCGGAACTGTCATAAAGGCCCCTTGCAGGCCAGCCGAGGTTAGTTTCCCACCTAGAGTGGATCGGACAGGAGCAATGGCTCGGCAGTCTGATCGACCCACAAAGCGGGGACTTCCCACCAAACGGGGCATCGAACGACCGCAACTACCAGTGACGGCAGCGTTCCAGACAGTCGAGGCTTCCACCCCCTCGATCCTCTGGATCAAGACGCACCGTCGAAGGGAACACGGGAGGGAGAGCAAGAAAAGATCAATTGAACAATTCGAGCATCCGGCACTGCCGGGTGTTCTGGTGGTTCAATCAGGAGAAAATCAATGAACGTAGAAGAACTGGTCAACGCCGCCCACAAGCAAGCTGTCTGCCAAGCTGGCCCCCGCAAGGGCAAGCTGAAAGCCACCTGCCCGCCAATGGGAACCCCCGGTGAGGCTTACTGGCTGGGCTGCATGTACGAACTGAACCCCTACAAGGTCAGCATAGCCCGCCTGATCTTCATGACCCCGGAACACCGGGAACTGTTCGACGCCGCCGTGGCGTCAACCAAGGCTGTGCGGGCCAAGCGCAAAGCAGCGTGACCCTCTGGTGACCAGCCCTGCGGGGCTGGCATCCAGAAGGCCAACCAATCAACCAAAGGAGAAAATCATGAACGTCAGTAAACATGAGGCACGTCGCCTCGCCGTCGCATATGAAGCATTCTGCAGCAGCCTCGATGCCGCCTTCGAGGGCAACAAGCGTGAGGCATGGAACAGCGTCTACGTCTGGGGCGGTGCCCTGATGCGCGCACAGGAAAGAACGGGCATCATCCTGCGCGATGAATCCGAACTGGTGCGCCTCATCAAGTGGGCGGATGCCAAGCTCGAAGAAGCACCTGAAATCGCAGCCTAGGGAGAACATCATGCAGGAACTCATCAACGCCGTGCGCGAACATGCCAACGCCAACTGGAACAAAGGCGGCTGGGACTTCCTCGCCGAGTGCTGGAGCGATGAAGAGATCGGCATCGCCATTGGCGGGGCCAAGACGGCCAAGGGTGCCATCTCGAACTGCAGCAAAAAGGTTCGCGTCCTCGATCTGCACCGCCGCGAGATGATGGGCGGGTGGTGGTGATCATGCGGACGCATCACCTGTACATCCGCTTCGACAGCCACATGCAAGCTGTCGATCACGCCATCCTGAACGGGTGGACGCTGCAAGGCACCGAACCCATGGACCGGGGGGTGCTGGCATACTTCACCGCCTGACCCTCTGGTGTCTGGCCCTGCGGGGCCAGCATCCTGAGT